AAATATTGCGACAGCTAAAGCAAGTGAGGCGTCAACTTCTGCTGAAAATGCAAGCCGTTCTGCTATTAATGCGACAGGGCAAGCCACAATTGCAACTCAAAAAGCAGAATTAGCAGAATTACATGCAACGAATGCTAGTAATAGCGCATCGGAAGCAAATCGATATGAAAGAATGGCACAATCAGAAGCGCAGTCTGCATCACAAGCTGCTTCAGCGGCTACAACCGCAAGAGATGAAGCACGAACCGCTAGAAATCAAGCGCAAACAGCAAAAACACAAGCGGAGACTGCTAAAACACAAGCACAAACTGCAAATACGAATGCACAAAATGCCGCAACGAGAGCGTCTACGTCTGCAACTTCCGCATCTCAATCAGCTACGAGTGCTGAAGAAAGTGCACAATCCGCATTGGCTTCTAAGGAAGCGATTGAAAATATGAGCGTGACTGCACAGACTTTGAATCCTGATCAACAGGCAACTGTTACTAAAGAAGTTGATTCAGAGACTGGCGCTATTACTATTAATTACGGGATTCCAAGAGGGGCTGATGGAGAAGCTGGTGAGAGTGGAGTCTACATCGGCACTACTCCACCCGAAGATGAAGATATAAATGTATGGATTAAAACAGATGAAAATCCTGATAGCATGGATAATTCGTTTGTAATCACATTTACCGCACCAAATGATGTTGATTTTTCAGATTCTACACATTTACATTTTCAAGTAACATCAGATAAGACAATGGGTGAAGTTATGTCTGCTTATAATAACGGAAAACACTTAATTGGCATTTTGACTATCCCAATTGACGATGTAGAAATAATATCTTATTTTAACAATGCAGATGTATCTGTTGTATCTATTAATGGAAGTAATATGTATGGTTGTACATTTTTTAATACTACTGTCCAATACATAAACGGTAAATTTGAAATTAATTTTACTAGTATTCAAATGGCTGAACAAAATTCAACCACTATGTGTCAATATTCCAGTTATAATTATGAAGAACCGTAAGAATAAAACAATTGAATATAGAACTAACGACCTCATGAAAAGAGAGGTGATTTAATATGAGTGTATTAAAAATAAAGGATCAAAACGGACAGTGGACTGACGTTTTGAGTATTAAAGGAGAAAAAGGAGATAACGGTCAAGACTACGTTCTGACTGAAAATGATAAACAAGAGATTGCGCAAGATGTTGCGGAAATGGTTGACACTGACATGGTAGTTACGTTTACTATTCCGTGGGTAAATAATGATTTTGGTGAAGGTGGCACAGCTGATAAAACTTTCACGGAAATAAAAACCGCAGTTCTTGAAGGAAAACATGTTATTGGTAAATTATATATAACAGCTAATGGCATGTCTCAATTTTTAACAACGTTACCTATAGTAACATACTTAGCAGAAATTGGGGATACTATAACTTTTAGCACTTACTCTTCATTTGGACATGATAGCGATTTTAAAACTATAAATACTATCATGACAGTGTTTATTATTAGTGATGAAACTGATGATACTATTATAGCTAAACGAACCAAAGAAATAGCAACAGAAGAATATGTTAGAGAGAGTATAAATGCTATTCCTGATGCACCTGTTAAGGATGTACAAGTTAATGGAGCAAGTGTCGTTTCAGATGGTGTAGCTAACATTTCTATTCCTGAACCTGATCCCAAAGGGATGGTTGTAAAAACTACTCTTGTTAGTGATAATCGATATACAATTGATTCTACTTACGATATTATTAAAACGACTCTTTCAGCTGGAATAAATGTTATAGTTATGGCACAGAATATACCACAGCCTTATGTCGGTAATATTCAAATGGATGGTGTATGGTATTTAGCCTTTGGGGTATCTACTACATATAACAATTATGCGACTCTTATGGGTTTTTTAATACCAGAAACATATCAGAATATAGCTGTCTGGGTAGAACAATCTGTACATATTCCTACTCTTGATGATAGTGATATTGATGCTAATATAGTATGGAGTAGTAGTAAGATAAGTAATGAACTTTCTCAAAAGGTTGGAGACGTGCAGATTAACGGCACGAGTATTGTTAGTAATGGTGTAGCGAATATACCATTTATTGGTTATAGCCAACATGGTATTGCAAAATTATCTGCAAATACTAATACAGGCGGTTTATCGACCGATGCTACAGGGGTTATTTATATTGATCATGCCACATCAGCATTAATTAAAACTGGTACAAATAGATTTAGACCAGTCGCTCCCGATTTACAACACGAATCGGTTTTCTACGGACTCGCTAAAGCGGCAGGAGATACCACGCAATCAGCAAGTAGTAATGCAGTTGGGTCATATACAGATGACGCAAAAACAGCCATCCGTACCATGCTTGGAATTGATACTGCGTCCCTTGTTGCGGAAATCAAGGATGCATTAAATCTATAAATAAAGCAACATGGAAATGAGCAAGTAACTTAACAATTAAATTATAGTGGAGAAATACATGGCTACACATATAATAAATGTCTCGTTCGGTTTGAACAATTACATTAAAACGGAAACAAGGGAAACACACTCTTATCGTGACATTAATAATATCTGGTCGAGTGCCAATGGAGAAGTTGAAATTAAATATTGGAAACATTAATTTAGGAGGAAATAATTATGACTCAATACTATATCATAGAACTTCAAAAATATGCGGACGGCTCTTACGGTGACATTAAACACGTAGCGTGGGACGAAGACCCAACAAAGGCGAGACTTAAAGCTGAAAGCAAGTTTCATGAAATCTTAGCGGCAGCCGCTATCAGTGAACTGCCTGTACATGCGGCGATTATGTTTACGTCTGATGGTGTACCTGTTATGAATCAGAAGTATGTACATGCAATTCCGCAGGTTGAACCTGAACCCGAAGAGGATACACCTGTTGAAGGTGAGTAATAATTAAATATATAGAAAGGGGTGGTTACGATGGGTCTTAATGAATTGATTGAAATAATCTTACATCAACTTCATCCCTTCGAAAGTCTTGGTTCTACATTACTTTTTATCGGATTTGTATTATGTACTTGTATACAAATATCTCCTATCAAATTAAATCCATGGGATATATTACTTGGATGGATTGGTGAAAGATTCAATTCGGGTATGAATAAGAAAATCGATAAAATAGATGTAAGAGTAGACAAGATAGAAAAACAAATGGACGAGCATATTAAAGACAATAAGCATGAGGAAGTACAGAAAAAACGTCAATATCTTGTTGAATTTGTTACCGAAGGTGTAAATGGCAAACGTCACACAAAAGAATCATTCGAAACTGCAATTCGAGCATGTGATGATTATGAACAATTTATCAAAGATAATAACATCAGCAATGGTGTTATTAATTCAACAATTCACGCTATCCGCACAAAATATGAGGAACATCTACTTAAAGCGGATTTCCCCGCTGAAGAACACTATATTAATCAGGAGGATTAAATTATGGATATTATTACAATTATTGCAGTTGCAGTACTGACTGAAGCACTTATTGAATACGCAAAAACTGTAGCCGACAGCTTTGAAACTAAAGATTATAAAACATTCAGAACACAGGTTGCCAGTATCGTTCTTGGTGTTACGATGAGTTTTTCGTTCGGCATCAACGCATTTGCAACTGGTTTTAATGTGAATTCTATTATCGGCACTGCTATTACTGGTATTATCATCAGCCGTGGCTCTAACTATGCAAGCGATCTGATTGGCAAGCTGACAAGAAAATGAGAAGAATGTCAGGGTCAGTAGAATTCCCGTCCAAAGTCTCTGAAAAATCTAAAGAAGAATTAGACAGATTATATGATTCATTAAACAAAGAGTCTTATGGAATGTATGAGGTTGGGAAGAGACCATATCAGATGCCGGGACTATCATTATTGAAACGTCATAGCAGGTCAAATTTCGAAAATTTAATACGGAAAATCGACTAAATTTTTTAGTCTGGGTACTTTCGTGGGTGTTTCTACCTCTGGGTGGAAGCACCCATTTTTTGTGCGAAAAAGGATATTACCTGATATCCAATCGCTCCTTTCTGGCTGATTACCGAATTGATTACTGTTAATCAAAGAAAAAATAACACGCTCAAAACCTTGTTGATTTTAAAAGGAATTGAGCGTGTGTCTCAGAGCTGGCAACGAGAATCGAACTTTGTATGAATCCCTGTAACCCTTATATTTGTTGAATTTTTGAATTTACTAATGATTACTTTTTAATGAAAAGGTAATCAAATATTATTATACTACAGAAAGGAGTGACTGGATATCGGGTTTTCAGTTTACTCCAGTACTGCCATGACCACCACGATTCTCATTCCCTAAATGGTCTACTTCAATAAAATTAATAATAGGATTACATTCTTGAATTCTGAATTGACAAATCCTGTCGTTCTTGTTAATCACTGTATCTTCAATTGCTAGTACAGGCATAAACCATTGGTCATTATCTCCGCAATATTTATTGTCCACCACACCCGTACTATTAACCTGAATAATTTTGAAATTTTTAAAAGTAGAACTTCTTGGTGCTACAATAGCTTCATAGCCCTCAGGCAATTCCATAGCGATTCCCAGAGGAATAAGTTTGAATTCACCCTTCTTTAATTCAAAAGTATCAGCGGCTCTAAGGTCTACCCATTCACCTGTATGAGCAGGTTTAATTGGTTCAATATCTGTAAAATATTTAATTTTAATTTTTTCAACAGGTTTAGCGCCCAATTCTACAGCCCAACTATTTTCATCTATTTCTTTTACGTCCATTTTTCTTCCTCTCCTTTTTTTCTATAATTCCCAAACTTCTGAGTTTATAGAGAATCTTCTTTTCTGCAATTTCCACAAAATCTCCATAACGTCCATATTCCTGTGTGTAAAATGCAGAATACACATATTCCATACAATCAAATACATTGACCCAAACATGATCCTTGTCACGACTTATACATACGCTACAAAAAAGTGTCGGCTTACGTTTCCAAAATCTTACGGGAAAAACATATTTCCAATAATCCATTTTTTCATCATAGACAAAGCCAAGCTGTTTAATATTCTTTTTACAATAATCTGTAATAATCCAATCTTTTTGAATCATTATTAATCTCCAAGCAGGTTCTTGTGTTTACTAAAATAAACGTGCCATCCATGAACAAGACAATAAGCTTTAATTATTGCTATTTCTTTTTTATCCGTACAATATTCAATAATACGGACTTTGCCCTTTATACGTTTTTGTGCCCATTTACACCAACTTTTATAATAATTAGTATCTGATGTTGAATTCTTTTTAAAATTTTCAAAGAACACACCTTCCTGATTAATGGTCTGAATAACGTTAGGATACTCTACCATGAATCTACGAAGAAAAACGTCACCACCATTAGGCATAACCACAAGTCCAACATCATTTTGAATAGTCAAAATAATATGTACCAATGCTTTATATACGTCATTTGCAGATGGTGCTTTTTGTATCATTTTAGTTTTTTCTTCTTTAAATCCCTCTTTGCACATATAATACAAATCAGTATTATCAAAGTATAAACCAATAGCACCTTTGGCTTTTTTCTTACGTGCTTCATTAATGACGTGTTCTTGCCACTTTTTATCTGTGATATCAACCCAATATTCACCAGACCATCCTGCATACTTAGCTATACACAAATGTTTAAATTTATCATAATACAAACGTTCCTGTTCAAGAGCGCATGGATTTAAATAATCATATATCAATAATTTTGGATTCTTTTCAAGGATATCTTTAATTGCTGTTCCAGAAATACCATCTGAATCAATAACAGCAAGTCCTTCTTTCATCTTCTTTAACATTGGCAAGACACGTTCCTGTTCAAAACAATATCTTAAATCACCCATTCTTCTTTAACTCCCTTTTCTTAAACCAAATTTCTTTTTTAAAAATGTGTAAGATCAACATTGTCTTTAAATCTCTGCATCAGGTCTTCAGGAATTTCATATGTAAGCCAACTTCTTGAAGCCAACATATCACACTCATGAATCAATATATCATAATCATCTTGTGGTTTTTCCATTGTGATAATCTGAGGTGTTGTATCCCAACCATAACTTCTAATTTTAAAAGTATTCCACTGACCAGAATGACGTTCGCACATTTCACACAGCATTTGAAGGTCTTCTTCTTTCAAAGGATGTTGTGTTTTTGTGTTCTCGTTAATCTCAATAAGTTTTTGTTTTGCTAAAAGTGGGTGTTCACCAGTAGTATGTTTCATCTTACCCGCAACGCCATATTTACACATGTCATGTAATGCAGGAACACAACGCATTAAATCTCGTTCAATCGGTTCAGGAAATTTATTCTGATTATATTCTAGATCAAGAAGCATATTCAAAATTTCAAAGAACATATAAATATGAATAAGCTGTCCATAGTCTCCGACCTGCTGTTTGTTGTGATATTTACCAGAACTACTTGCAGGTTTATAAAAAATTGCATTAGGAATTTTTGTTATAACTTCTTTAAAATATTCCAAAATTTCTTCAGTTTCGAACTTTTTAAACATCGGTTCAAAGACCGTTATCTTTTGTTCATCTGTTAAATATATATTGCCCATTAATGCATATCCTCCGCATATTTACTTTTAGAAATAAATATATTATCTAAGTCATCAATAAAATCATCGTCAATATGTACCTTATGCTCATTCCAATGAGTGAACATAACTGCTTTATGACTATTAGGTGGAGCTAAAAGAAAATCCTGATCAATTCTTTCTTTCAACGAATCTATATCCAGATGTGCATATCGTAAACGCCCTTGCATTTTATTAACATAATTAGTAGCATCGTACTTAATATTTGCATCAATAACTTCTTTACCCCAACATTCATTAGGTAAATCACCTTCACCATGTCTGGTCAAATAAGTGCGACTTACATAACAAACTGTAATATTACCCTGAAGAGCATTATCCGTAATCATTTTAGAAGCTATTGAACAACCTGTATTTGAAGGAGTGCCAGACCACCAAGTGTCTTCGGGCTGTTGATCACCAATGAGAAGCCCTTGACCATTTTCAAAAATCACATTATCATACGTTTTTAAAAATGATTCTGGCACAAAAACACAATGACACGACATAAAATCTAAATCCATTTTATAACGAATTTTTAATCCTTCTACATCAATATGAGAATCATAATTCATAATATCATCTTTATAATAATGATTTAATTCTGTCCAATAATAATATGGATTATTAGAAGTTTGGTTATATTCCCGTATATTTATAGCACCATATCCTTTTTCATATCTTTCAATAGTTTTCCAGACACCACTTCCACATGTATTATTTCTTCCAATTTTTTCATGCTGTTTTAAATTGGCAAGAATATCAAAAGGAGTCATAAATCTGCATTCAGGATGGATACACACTTTCGGCGCAATGCCATATTGATGATAAAGTTCCAAATATTCATCAACAAATTTAATTGGATTAATTATAAAATCCTTACAGACGTAAGTATCTGCTCCCCGAAAAGTAGCAGAACTAAAATGACTAAATATATGATGTTTACCATCAATTGTGTCCACCGTATGTGCTCTTTGAGAAGAGCCATTTGTAAGTACGCCTACTTTTGTTCCAACCGCTTTATAGCCAAAATAATCTGTAGCTAATCCTTTACCCTCGTCACCATAATTGGATTAACGAGCCTACAATAATAAACATATTTGTAGGCATTCATATCACCTCTTTTCTATCATAAGAATGGGCGAGGTATTTAATATCTCACCCATTCTTTTTAAACTATTACCAAGTAATATAATTTCCTGTTGTATCTTCTTGTGTTTTTACTGGAATAGAATCATTATTATTGTTGCCGTTAATGGAATCATTAATGCACTCTACAATAGTTGCAGGTAACTGCTCAATAGTTGCGACTTTTAGACGGTTCCCAAGATAAGGTCTAAAGCTATTTTCAATCTTTGTATTGTAATAAAAATAGCTACTTGCCATATCATCAACTGCAATATGATAAATATCGAATTTTTCAATAGCCTCTTTATAAAGATAAGTTGTCTCTACATCACCTTCCAAACTATCACCAGTTACATTTTCGAGATATCGTTTAGGAAGATAAGGGTTCAAAGGTTCATCACCCATGGTAATGATAATGCCCTTTTTGCCACGCTTCCAACAATCAAGCTTAGTATGTCTCAAACCCATATACCAAGCGGCAGTATAAGATTCAAAACCATTGCCACCACCACCATGCTCCATATAAACCTTATCAAGATGTTCTGCAATTCTTACATCCGATTCATACTGAGACATCTGAATGGGTGCATCATCATAAGCAAGGTCTCCAATACCCATGATACAAAACTCAATATCCTCAAACTTATCATAAAGAGAAGTCATAATTGTATTAAGTGCCTTTGCTGTCTTTACACAAGCACTGCCCATTGATCCTGTCACATCCAAAGCAAGAATAATCGGAATTGTATTAGGGTGCTCTTCACTATCACAGCACTCTCTTACAATCTTAAAGGGTTTAAGGTCTTCATGGATTCTACTCTGCTTGTAATAATCCTGAAGACTGTCCGCTGTTACAATACCTCTGGTATTAACAGTGCGTCCCATGCTATTAGAATAATTAACAAAACTACTGGTTGTATAACTTCCGCTACCCATTACTCTTCATCCTCCTGATTATCTTCTTCTACTTCTTCTGTATCATTACCAAAATCGAACATTCCATCAAAGTTGAACATATCACCAAAGCCACCATTACCCATCATACCAAGCATCATCAGATTGCCCATGCCATTATTGTTGGAATTATTCTTACCGCCCATCATTTCAGAAATCATCTTGTATTTAAGGATATTCTCAAAACCATTGCCTTTGCCCTTCCCCTTAGAGAAGTTAAACATAGAAACGATTTTACCGTAAAAATAAGTATTACCCATGAACATATGCCGTTCAGGAAGAATCTGCTCAACAGTAGAATCTGCATAATTAATTACTGTAATAAAGGAAGGATTTACGTCTATAACACATTTAGGCTTACGACCACCACCTTTATCCTGAGCAAGAATAATATCACCCTTTTCTACTTTGTTTGTAGGAATCACAAAAAAGAATTCCTCTCCAATATCAAAGACAAAATTATTACAATTGATCAGCTTGCCAGTCTTCATATTATAAGACTTGTAGCCATTTGTCGTTCGAACAGCAATATTGCCATTCACATCCAGTCTGATGTTGCCGGGGTCAATCCGTCCAAACATTCCATTAAAAAAATCCGTGTTCATCTTTTTACTCCTTTTTAATTGTGTGAATTTAATTTATTATTGCTAAGTACATCTGGAGAGATTCGAACTCTCACGCCTTTCGGCATTGGTATTTGAAGCCAACATGTCTACCAATTCCATCACAGATGCACATTGTGGTAAGCACATGCTTTTATACTTACCACAATATATTATGAAAGGTACCAAATGAATAAGACTATAATTAGTATATGTATTTAATTATCATTTGTCAATAGCTAAGATATTTTTTCTGCATATTGATTATCAGATGCAAGATTAACACCAAGTACAGGATCATAATGTGGTTCTACGTCTGGAATATATCTGCCATATTTAATAATTATATTTGGGAATATATGACCAAGTTTATCTGTATAATGATATATTTCACGATAACTATAACCAGTATAAATCACAATATCATCATTGGTTCTTCTTCTAATTTCAATTATCAAATCAAACATATCTTCATAAGAATCAAATGGCTCTAATCCTTGAAATACTATTGCTTCAGTAATCGGATTTTGTAAATATCTTTCAACTATTTTTTTGGCATCGATATCAATGATAGGTTCGTTAGCAAGAGCGCTATTCTGACAAACAGGCTTACCACATTCCTTATCACATTTAAATGAACAATAGGGGAATTCAATTACCATAGATGCTTTTTTATAATTGACAAAATCTTCGTCTATAATACCAAGAATCTTCATACAACATCTCCATCATTAACAGGTTCCCATTTTCTTAACTTGTATTCCGCAGTTCTTTCTTTAGACCAAGTTTTAATTTTGGTATAAAACCCAACAATTCTTGTATATTCACTATCTACAGGCTTGCCACACTCAGGACACACGTTACCATAGAACGCATGATTATCTTCACAAGCCTGAATCTTTGTATTAAAAGCAAAGTATGTCACGCCTTGATCTGCAATGTACTCTGTCAGCTTCCATGCTTTTTCAAAACTATCAAAAGGAGCATCAATATTTGCATGGAGTATCGAACCACCATTACAATAACTGTCAAACATAGCTTGAATTCTAACTCTCTCTTGTAAGGTAGTTTTAATTCCAAGTGGAATAAATTGATTACCGTAAAGAGGTAAATCATAAATTTTACCACGAGGATAGAAGAACTTATCTTTTTGCATCAATTTTGCGGCGGCACTCTCACCGGGAATTTGTTCTGTATTAATCTGGTAATCGCATTCATATTCTTTAATAAAGTTGTCGGCGGTCTGCCTCATAACTTCAAATATTTTTTTACCAAACAATGAAGCTTTTGATGTATAGAATGTATTACCGAATTCATCCATTTCAGTATAACCAAATTTTTTCATTGTTTCATATACACCAAGAAAACCTATAGTATTATAAAGATGTTCAAAATCAATTAGTCCATATTCAAAATTAGGAAGAACACCTTTTTCAACGTTCCTTTTAATTATATGTCTAACTGAATGCAATGCACACAAACAAATATAAACACGATGTTCAAGTTCTTTTAAATAATCTTCTTCATTATCTACGTCAAGAGCAATTCGAGCAAGATTAATAGTATTAACTTTTACAGAACCGACTTTAAGTGCTGTACCACCAATCGAGTTAAAATATCCAAGGTCTTTAATATTGCTCTTCAAACGACAACAATTAGACAAACTATTCACTGTACTATCTACGAACAAATTACTATCAGACCATTTCATATTATGTCTAATAGCCCATTCAGCAAAATCTTCATCAACAAATTTGCCGTTCTGTCTGAGAAGAGAAATTGTACTTACAGGAAATGTAAACATATTGGTACTACGAATATTAGACATAACTTCCATATACCATTTCTGGAATTCAATAATCTCTTCTTCATAATCAATCATAAAAGTTCCATCAGGAAATTCTGCGCCACCAAATAAAGCTTCAAAATACGGATGATCAAAAACAGAAGTATTTGTAAAAGCTGATTGAGAACCATCTCTTACATATGTCTGATTTACTGCATAAATAAAACGTTGGAAATTTTGATCCGCATAATAACGTTCATTATGTGATGTTTTAATTCCCAAATAATCATTATCTACATCCTTTTTCCAAAAATAAAACATATATGGAATTACATTGGGCAATCCTACAGCACCACTGGTTCGATTGCATGCAAAACTGATATATTCTTTAAGGAAATCTACGAAAGTAATAAGATGCTGTGCAGGTTGTGCATTAAATCCTTCTTGGAAATATAACCCTTTTTCTGCTAAATCTTTAATATCATATGCAAAACAATACGACTTAAAAGAACAAGATGGCGCATCATGCATATAAAGTTTGCCCACCCATTCCATTCTTAACCAATCATTAGCAGTTTTAAAACCAAACTTTTTGGAAATTTCATAATAAATTTTATTAAAAGCAAGCAACTTTGCATGTGGTTTTGACATTTCCCGCTCAAGGGTTACAATATCTTTATGACTAACATTTGAATTACCATCAATACTTGAATCGGCAACTACATCTTCATCAATAAAATTATCAATAAAATCAGTATAACTAAGTTGACCGTCATCAAAACCGTTAAGTCTTGCAATTTCTGTTCCAAATTCTGCTTGCAGTTTATTATATTGAGATACAAAATTTTTAATTAATTTAATATCTATTTTCATTCCGCTTTCCCCCTATTCTTAATCCAATCAACAGCCTGTTTATATTCCATAAAATTGCCATCAACCTCAAGAATGGGTGCACTTTGATAACCTTTTTCAATCAATTTATCAATATCATTTGATAATGAAAAATCAATCCCTTCTCTAACCATTTTTTTTTCTAACACCTTACAATTAGGACACCCTGTACTATAAAGCACAATCATATCAACACTCTCCTTCTACATAATCTAAAACTTCTCTCACAACATCTCCGACCTCAGTTCCTTCATCATTCCAAATAATTTTCTGAGCGAAGATATCCATGACAGAAAAATCAATACCATCTGACTCAATTCTTCTAGCGACTTCTTGTTTTTTATCACCACGTCTTTTAGCACGTATTCTGATAGTATCATTATTGCATTTAAGATATACGACTCTAAACTCAACAGGATTGTCTCGTTTTAATTCATACATCTTATCAACGCCAGATGGACTTAAAATAATAACCTTTTTCTGATTATCTCTTACTTTAAGCACATCTTGTTTCGCACTACCATAATACCAAGTATCACCAGAAGCTACTTTATATGTTCTATATTCCAAGAAAAATCCATCCTTAATTTTCCCCTCAAAATCTTCCTTAGAAATATAATGATAATCTACGCCATCTGTTTCACCTCTTCTCTTAGGTCTAGTAGTATATGTCACTACCTTTTTAAAACCTTTATTAATTAATCTTTTTACAACAGTGTCTTTACCAGAACACATTTTACCACAAATAACTAGAAGCATATTTAATTATCCTCTTTTTCTGTCTCTGTATCTTCAAACAGCTTTTCAAGTCTAACAATTGTATCTACAATACCTGCCATATGGAATACAGACTCAACCTGATCTTTAGTGTCAGTTCCATAAATAACATCAATGTCTTCTCTCAGAAGGTCGTAACCTGTTTTCATAACATTATAATAAGTAATACTAACACTCTTCATTTAATACCCCCTTAAATCGTCTATAGTAAGTGGTTCACCATTTCTTTTTAACATAATAGACATACTTTCAGTTGAACATTGTCCTAACGCATTAAAATGTTGTAAATACACCACTCCCTCCTTGTTATCAACAATATAATAGTACCCAGACGTTCCAGTCCATTTTTCAGGTGCACCATATACCGTGATATCTGGATAGCCAATATCTGACACATCTTCTACTTCTATAGGTTCATATGGAGGTTTTTCATAAGATGATCCATCAGGTGGCGTTCCACCACACGCAACAAGCATAAACATTATTAATATACCAACTATAATTTTTTTAATCATAATAATTTATTCATCCTTTTTTAATCGATTTTTATATTGATAAAAACAGTAAGAAAATGCGGCTATCAAATATGCATTTGCAAATAACCACACATCTACGAGTAACATAGCAGATGGATATTGGTAATTATAAACATAATCTACCACAACCAGAACAATAAAAAATACTGCAATTAAAAATACAATATTTGGCAACTCAACTTGATATGAATAAACTTTACTATCTTTCCACTTTTCAATACAATCTTTTATTTTTTTCATCATTTTACAAACATCCCCCACAACATCCATAAGGCACATTCTCATTAAATACTTCATCAATTTCTTCCACATAATCAAGCAATTCAGTAGGCAGATCATCCGTATTTATACGCCAATCATCATGTTCTACATAAGAATCAGAATAATTATTTCTAAATCCGCAACTACCGCCACTGCTCCAAAATTGAGGAAGCAATTTCTTGTCTTTATATTTTCCATCAAAGTCTTGTCCAAAATGATATCTTTCACCATTAATTTCAAGTACTAAAACACCCATACATAATGATGGATACTTACCAGTATATTCAATGAATCTAACATGGGTTGGTCTGCTCTTGCGTCCTATTATCATTTTTCACCTCAATAACAATGACTAATCAGTTTAATCTCATTTTCAAGTTTACTTATCATTTCTTCATCATCTGTAATAGGAATTACACTTACATAATTGCCGAGTAACGAAGTAACACCAAGAAAAGATTTAGCATCAATGGTTTGTGCTCTATAAATAACATCAATATTAAATGAGTATTTATCACAAATGTTTACAAGGTTCTGCGCATCATCAAGAGTTTCAATTTTAAAAGCAATTAATTTCATTTTATTTTAATTCTCCCTGTACGGTTTACATTTTTCTTTCCAAGCTACAATTTCATACTGACTTTCATCGATTTGATAACTTTCTTCCATAAACCAAACATCTTCATGCCATCCTCTTGGGACATACCATGTATTGGTGAACTCATCCCAAACAAGATCGTCATCATCATAATCATCCCAATTATATGCACTATCATCTACGGGGATACTACCATCTTCATAAAATGCATTGCATGTACCATACCAATATTCATCAGGATTATCCCATTTTTTCCATCTAAACGTAATTTCTACAGGTGTTTCTGATTTAGGAAGTTTATCAGTTACTTTAATCCAATCTTTATTCCCTTTTGCCATAATTTTATTCAACTCCTTAATTAACTTTTTTAACATATTTTGTACCGCCAAAAATACCGCCTATAAGTCCCAATATAAGCCACACACCAAATGCCAATCTCCAAGAGAATGTTTTATGAAAAGCCCAACATATACCCTTAATAATCAGTCCTGTAAGACCAAAACTGGCTCCTAATATAATGGCAATAAATCCTACAGCAATACCAATAATTAATATACTACCTAATATATTTTTAAATATTTGTTTCATTTTTGGTCTCCTTTATTTAAATCTGCACCTTTGCAAGGAATTCTCGATTGAACCAAGGCATCTGTTCTTCAATCTGGTCTTGAATTGCCTCTGCAAGTTGTTTAACCTCAGGATTAGCCGTTCCAGTTTTATTTCTCAATTTATATACATGCGCCCACTGTGCCATATTGCACTTGAAAATAAAGTTTGATGGAATGGATTCCATATAAAGACCACGTTTTACATCACGATCATTTTCAAGGTCTTTTTGAATATAACCATTTACTGAACGAACATAAATTGTATCATCCTTGGCAAATTCTTCAGGAGCATCAATTCCTAAATACTTAAGTGCTACACCCAAAGGAATGATTTTATCTTTATAATAATCAGACATTTCTCCTTCAGAAAAATCTGCGAGACGAGTAGAACTACGAATAATTCTATTATCAAAACGTTTAGCGTGAGCGTCAAAGTCATCCTGTCCTGCTCTATGAATTCCTTCAACAGTTACAGAAATAGTAACAAAATCAAGCATAGTGGTATGTTTCCACGCATATTTACAAAAAGATTCAATTGTCTGACGAATAAACTGTAAATCGCCATCTTTCCAAAAACGTCCTTTTAGACTATCTGGCTCATTTACTTCTTTCCAAGCACGTCTAATGTTCTCTTCTTTTTCTCGTGTCCAAGTACGTTTACTAAAATACAAAGTAACAAGTCCATCTGCCATGCCTGTAATTTCATTCAAATATACATTCATTTAATATCCCCCTTTTAATAATCAGTTAAAATTGCAATATCATAATCGTTAAATACTACTTCATTAACTTCTGAAATATCAATTTTATATAATTGTCTAAGCTTTTTATATGCTTCTTCTTTATTGGAGGCATAAACAATAGCTACATCGTCTGAAAAATTATGCCCCACCATAGCATTTGCCATAGCATAAACCCACAATTTATCCATTAATTAAATTCCTTTCTTTATAATGGTAAGAACAGTTATTTGATACTCTATTAGTATAACTGTTCCTACCATCATTGTCAACTATAATTTAATTATCACTTCTTAAAAAACTAACTTAGGATGTGCAATCTCATATAAAGAATCCTGTAAATGAGTCTGTTTGCGACTAATGGCTTCTTGTGCCACGCCATATCGTAATGCCCCTGTCTGACATACAAGATAACATTTCTTTTTAGCACGAGTAATACCAGTATAAATAAGCTGACGACTTAAAAGACCATATGATGCAAAATCAAAATTAAAAATAATATTATCACTCTGACTACCTTGATATTTATGAACTGTAATAGCATAAGCTAAATCAAGTTGTTCCCAATAATCTTTGGGAATATTAACTCGTCCAATGCCAACAAAATCAATAACCATTACATCAATCTCGTCACCCTCTTCATTTTCTTCGATTGTAATATCTTTAATGATACCAATATTACCATTATAAATTGTAGGTTCGACTTTATAGTTATTAACTGTATTAATTACTTTATCACCGACTCTGAAAATTCTTAAACCAGAACTAACAGTCATTACAGATTCTTCTTTAAGACCATCTCTTGCAGGATTGTACAATTCTTGAATATCATTATTTAAATTATAAGTATTAGAATCGCCACGTTTTTTAACAGGAACAATAACCTGTGTTTCTAAAATATCAAAGTCTTTTTGAGCATAAAGCCTTTGGAAATATTCCATTACTTTATAAAAACTGTTAGAAGAATCCAAATAACAATCTAAAACAAGGTCTTGTAATTCTCCACGGACTTCAGTTCCACTCCATTCAGCATCAACAATTTGTTCACCATGTCTAACAGCTGTACTATTTGTGATAATAGCAGACTTAGCAGCCTGACGATGAATTTTTGTAAGAAGGATATCTGGAATCTCATCTGATTGAATCATATCATAAGCAACATTACCGCAACCAATTGCCTCAAGCTGTGCAGGATCACCAAGCATAATCAGTTTGGAACCAGATGGAATAGCACGAATCAAATAATAAAATAATTCAGCGTCTACCATTGAAATTTCATCAAGAATATAAATATCATATCCTAACTGGTTTTCTTGATAGTATTTAAATCCTGCACCCGAATATCCTAAAAGTCTATGAATGGTATAACCTGTTTCACCAGTGACTTCAGCCAGTCTCGCAGAAGCACGACCAGATAGAGCACACATTACATGAGAATAATCGGGAATCGCCGCAAGAATACCACCAACGAGCGATGTCTTGCCGGAACCTGCACTACCACTAATAACCAGTACATTATTCTCAAGTCCCATTTTAATACCATTCATCTGCTCGTCAGTGAATTCCCAACCTTGTTCATCTTCCAATAATTTAATTCTATTTTCCCAACCTTCATATTTAAAATTAGATTCTGCATTTTTCAATCTTAGTAATTCAGTGGCTATAGTAAAAGATAATAATTTATAATAAGGCAACCCAATTTTGGTCTTTTCATCATTAAACCACAAGTCAAGACTTTTAATAGCTTTTGTAATTGTACTGTCTTCAACTTCTTCTCCGATTTCATCTAATATTGCTCCGAGCAACTGGTCTGGTGTTAACCATGACATACCATTATCTCCACTCCGTTTCAGATAATATTTAATATATTCCGCAACACGAGTTTCACCCAATGGATCAATTCCACCTTTTAGAGCAATTTCATCAGCTTTTTTCCAACCAAGTCCATTAACCTCATTTACCAATACATAAGGATTGTTTTTAATTTTATCTACAACCAAATCGGCAGAATGATATGTAGACATAAGTCGATTTACAACATTGTTTGTAAGACCATAATCTTCCAATTCAATATAAATTTTAGCACGGTCATAATGCTCATGAAATCTATGACACCAAACAGTTGCCGTTTTAAGACCACATCCTTTAACTCTAACCAATGCTTTCATATCACGCTTCTTCAACGCTTCAAATGGGTCATCTAATGCTCCATACATACAATCAATCTGATAAGGAGTAAACAAAGAACTAAGATATTTCTTCTTACCAACATCATCTCCATCACCAAAATCAAGTGCAGTAAAAATGGATTGAATTACATATTGGTCACCCCATTTAGGATCATGTACAAAATCTGCAATAATCGTATAAATACATCCTTCAATAGGTTGTGGCATCTGACCTTTAAAAATTATTAAATCACCTTTATAAATACCATCTCCAGAACGGACTTTTTCTATCGAGCATTTAATAATTCCCCAATTATCTTTAAAATATATGCGATGCTCCATAGAAGCATCAACTTTAATTCTATTATTTTCTTTCTCATTCATCTACTTGAATCCTTTCAGTTTGTAATTCCATTCGTCCATCTGGAAGAACATTTTTAATTAAATTAACTGTATGTTTATAAATCGTGTCTTTGTAAATTAAGGGGAAGAACTGGTCATCTCTTCTGATACCGCTAATAAGAAGTTTATTGCCACGTTTGAGCCAACTTTCTTCAAGCACTTTTTTCTTACCATTTTCCAATGGCTGTGAAATACGTTTATTATAAAATGCATAACTGCCTTTATAGAATTTGACATTAACCACGCCATAACAGGTAAGAAGGGCAACAGTATGCTTAGCGTTGACACTTTGTAAGACAGTGCCAGCAATTCTCGTAATACGATATTTGGGAACACGTTTCCACTCATTATCAATCTTGCGATTGTACCAAGCATAAGGTTCAGGTTCTTCTGGTAAATCAAAATAATTTGCAATACCATAATAATCTTCATCAATATTGGCAAGTTCATGTTCTTGGTCATAATAGCAACACGCTTCCATGTTCCATGATGCCTCTGTACCTGACGCTTTTTCATCCCAGATAGATTGGAATAATGCATCATTATAAGTATCAAGTGCTTCTTGCGAACTAAACCAGTCACGCAATGGCTGAATTAATACGTCATACTCTTTTAAAAAACTTTTTTCTGAAATAATATAATATCCATCCTTTACATCAACAATAGAATCTTCTGAAAAGAATTTATTAAATACTGGCTGTGACACATCATCCAAAATGAAATAGCGGTCATGATAACCACGTTTAGGAAGTTTTTTATCAGGATTAATATAAAGTTTATATAAACCCTCATCATCTAAAACATATTGTTTAATATTGACACAATTAAGACAATTTTTAAGGTCATCTGGAATAAGTTTAAACAAAAGCAATTTTCCAAGTTGTTGCATAGTCAATTTATTAGCAGGTTCAAAACAATATCTGCGCAAAAACCATTCCATTGTTTTAAAGCGGTCTGAATTATGAAGCGTGAGGAAACAACCACCTTTAATCAACTTAATCATTTGTGCAGGTTGTACAATTTTAGTATCAAGCATTCGAATTGCAAAATCATCTATTGAAGAATAAGGTGCATTCTGAATAATTGCTTGAGCAAGTTCAGTATTTACACCATTAATACCCTTCATACTAAATTCAATTTTTTCATTTTGCACATTAGGCACAAATTCAAATTGCGGATTGTTAATATCAGGATTTGAAATTTTCACTCCTTCATGCTGAATAATAGCAATAGCAACAGCCATTTTACCATAATCGGTAGCGTCATTAGCGTTTGCATTATATGATCCTGAACGCACAATAAGATTAGCTGTCTGCCAATAAATAGGATTGTATTTATAATTAAGCCACGCTTCTTGCAAACCGATACAACTATATCCTAAAGTATGCGCCTTATTGAATCCATAACCTCTCTGGGTATATATCAGTTGATACCAAACGTAATTTGTTAAATTAGGAGAAAGTTGTTTTTCTTCAGCGTTTTCAAAAAATTCTTTTTCCAATTGTTCAAAATCTTTAGGATTCTTTTTTGCAACAGCTTTTCTTAATCTATCAGCCCATCCTAAATCAAAACCACCAATTTTAGGATGCATCGTAAGTAGTATTAAATACTCTTGTGCTTCACAAATACCATAAGATATACCAATAATATCTTTTAAAATATCCTGTTCCTCTTCAGTTAATCCATACTCCGTCATTTCATTATACCAAAGTTGGATATTTTCATGAAATCTGGCATATTTTTCAAGTGGCATTTCTTCCCCTTTATTTTGGGGCATAAGTCGAATAACAGAATTAATAGTAGCAAGGTCATCTACTGAATGTGGTTTAACAAGACTTAATGCTTTTTTCCCACTATCTTTATCAAACTGAAATAGATTCATTACTTTTTGATTACCAACCAATTCCCATAATTTAGGCGTATCTCTTTTAATATTATAAATTCCTAAATATTTAAAATATGTATCTTTTAAATTTCCTTGCCATTCAATAAGACCGTCTTTAAGCAAAAGATTTAATGTGGCATGAAGCAAATCTGCACCATCTACTGACAATTCATCAATTTTAATCAGTGATACCGCTTCATCACCATGTAAATCAAATTGAGTAATAATATCTCCAGAATTAGTTCTCATTAAAGCAGTAGACTCTACAAGAGGTTTATCGCAAATAATTATGCCACCTGCATGAGATCCGATTCCACTAATCAATCCCTCAATTTTTTGTGCTACATCCCAAAGTTCGGGTCTTGCGTCCATTTCTCTAACAAAATCAGGAACAGGTTCATAATCTTCATTGCCATAATACATAGTCTTTAAACTGCGTGCCTGTCCTCTGTCGAATACAACAAGAGAAGCAATGTAAGAAGCTATATCATTGGAAATTCCAAGACCTCGACTTGCAGTAAGGATTGCACTTTTACTTTTTTCAGTTTGCAAAGTTAATACTCTTGATACTTTATCTGCACCATAAGTATCAATAAATTTTTGGATTACAGCTTCACGTTTAGCAGATTCTATATCTGTATCAATATCAAGTACACTAACACGTTTAGGATTAAGAAAACGCCAAGGATACATTTTAGTATTCTCACGCAACGCATCCAACTGAATAATATCAAGTAAATATAATAGACAAAAACCACCACCAGAGCCACGAGATGGCATTACTAAACTTCCTGCATCCCAAGCTAATTGCACATAATCTCGAACCTGCATAAGATAACGAGACCATCGAACTTTATTGACCTCTGAAGATGTTTTTAAATAATTTAAGCATTCATCTATCATTTCATATCCACGTTGACATTGATAATGAAAATTTTTACCATCAATTGAACGAAGTAACTCTCTTGTCATATGCCTATCTGACGGATATTCGGAATGATAAAAATAGTCTAAAAGCGGTATATTATCTTTAAATTTAATATAAAGTTGTTCATCAGGTTCGGTGAGATCAAAAGGAATATATGGTAATTCCAAATCTTTAGTCAGCGAATAATACTGTATCCTATCATAGATAAGCATAGTATTATTTAATCCTAATTCTACAGCATTATAACCAATTGAATCATCCATATATTCATGAATTTCTTCTTTGGTCATTATATATGTTGTAGTATAAAAATCATCAACCTCTCTATCACCTTCATCTGCCTTTAAAAATGCTTTATGAATTTCTCTATCTTCTTTTCGAAGATAATGGGCGTCCAAAGTAATAATATATGGTACTTGTAAATCCTTTGATAATTTTATAATAGCCTGATTCACATATATTTGATCTTCATTGGGATTGGGTTGAATCTCTAAGAAGAAATAACCATTTCCAAACCATTCGACCATTGTTTCAATCCAATAAACAATGTTCTCATATATTTCTTCACGCTTGAAAATATCCTGTTCATCCCGATATTTAAGAAGTTGTCGTGGAATACTTCCACCAAGACAAGCACTTGAACCAATAAGATGTCCTTTATATTTTTCAAGCAGTTCTTGTAAATCTGAATAATAAGTTGGTACTCGATACATTACAGACATAAAAGCATTATTGACCCAAGCTTTAGTACTTAATTCACGTAACGCCTTATGCCCTTCTGCATCAAGGGCAATTAAAATAAAATGTGGATAAAAATTATTACCTTTATTATCTGCGGTTACAGATTCAGGACACAAGTAAATCTCATTGCCAAGCCCCACTTTGAAATCTTTATATTCAGGCTTATCTTTGACCGAATCATAATATTTTAATACGTCAAGATGACTGCCGATTGTTTCGTGTTCAGTAACTACACAACCTAACCAACCACATTGTCGATGATATTCAATAAAATCGGGAACTTTTATAATTGCGTCTCTGAGACGATAATTCGAATGTTCCGTATGTCCGTGACATGAAAACATATATTCTCTCCAATCAAAAATTTAATATTCGTTTCTTAACTTCTTTATTATTACTCTTTTTACCTGCATTGTCAAGGGCGTTATATCTTTTGTTTACAGCCCATACTTTATTCTCTGGTGTCCAAAGACTATAATATTCACAATCATTCTTAAATTCATGTGCTTTAGGATTGGTTACCGAATAATTACACCAATGACAAAGCGGACTAGGTTTCGGCAACCAAATACCACTCTTTTTACATTTATCAATTTTATCAAGTAAGTTATCAAGCGTTTTTTCTAATCGCTTTTCCCAACCACTTGTCATAGCCATCTGATCTTCATCAAGTAAAATAAAGCGATAAAGAAAACTCACGGGAATTTGACCAAATTCCTGATAAATTGCCATTGCATAAATACCGAACTGAAGTGATGTTACAACTTTTGCCGATTCGAATTGCTTCTTGCTAGTTTTGTAATCGACCGTTCTAAATCCCCCAAATATATTAATATCAATTCTATCAATAAATCCATTAAAAATAACCCTGTCTTTATATACAAATTCAAACGGCAACTCTGCGTATATAGGATGCCAAATTGAAGCATGATTCATCTCTTCTTTAAGAACTTTTTTAAATACTTCCATTTTTTCTTCGTATGTCATGCCAGAAGCATTGTCAGGTTCGTACCATTCCTCAAAATATTTTCGCTTTAATTCATCTACTCCAAGGATATGTTCTTTCGTTTTCTCATTCGTATCAATAGAACCATACTTTAAAATAAAATGAAGATAATCATAATCCACATGCTTACCAGCTTTAATATAATTACATTTAAGTTCAAGAATAAGATGACACAAGCTTCCCAATTCCAAAGCCAGTGTGGTTTCTTTGGTAAATTTCTTTTCGCCATATTTAAGATTGAACTGATAAGGACAATTTTTAAATACTTCAAGACCACTGTAACTTAAACGTGGCAACACACCTCGATCTGCTTCAGTAACACCCCTCACTTTCCCCTCGAAAAAATCACTCATTGATTTATAATAATCTTCTACTAATTCATTACTCATTTTTACCATTCCTCTCTATGTTAAAATAAGTGGGGTTTTCGATATTATTTTTATCCTATCTACTTACCCCACCGTACCCTTGTGGAAATACTGTTATGTAAAAATTAATGCGTTTTTCCCACTAAATTTTTTGAAATTCAGAACGCTGTGCAGGTTACTCCTGCCAGTCAATCCATCCGTAGGGATAAACCTGCATACCCTCGTCTCTCCATTTACCATGTTTATATACTTGAAAACGATGACGATTAGCATTATATCTTTCATATTTTGTACGATATCCCGCAGGATAAATATAGTATACTGAGCCATCTTTATTAAAATCAATATATCTTGATAATTTTTCTCTAGGTGACTTACGAGTCAGCATAGCGCCATCAGCCCCAAAGTAATACATTTTGCCGCCACGCACACGATATGTACTTGTAGCGAGTTCTCCTACTTCATACATTTGACTTTTTGTTTTATGTGCATAATAGGTTTTCCCCTGTACTGTAAAATAACCAGTTTGTGTTGAAAAATAACGTCCTTCACAATCTTCACCCATCAATCCAGTTCCGGTTTTTGCTTCAGCAGTAACACACATAGAAAAAATCATAATAACAACTGCCATAATTGTAATAAACGATATTCTTTTTTTCATTTAATCCCCCTTTAATAATTAAATAAACAGTGCACAAGTTGACACAACCATTAATATTGGAGAAACAAACGCACTCATTATATCTTTTATTGTGATAGTCTTTTTATCTCTTACATTCAGCCAAACATTTACTCCACCAGATAACATAGCACATCCACTTGCCACAAGTACTTTAATAAATCCGTTCATTTAAATCAGTCCTTTCTTTTAATCACTTCGTTCACATCTTCCATTGTTACTAAAATTTTTTCTTTCATCAGTTGTAATAAGATATCTTTACCCTTGTCAGTAGGGGAATCTTTATAATCAAGTCTGTGTTCTTTGTCGAGCACCAGATATACACGCACATAAGGAACGAGTGGGGCAACTTTTTTAATTAGTTTTTGATAGTAGGCAGTTGCTTCAAAAGTATCTGAATCACCATACTCTCTATCCAAACCAACAATAACTTCTTCAACTTTTAATTCCTCCAATATAATTTTAATTTGTGTTTTTGAAATGTTTGATCCACACAGTCCTACAACAAAACTGTCTTCACCGAAATACGAATACGCCTGTAATACAGATTTCTCAGCTTCAACTAACATCACTTTTTTACACTGTTGTATCTTGTCTTTAGCAACATGTATACCATATAGATTACTTCCAAGCTGATGGCTCAAGAAGCGTCCACCGATCTGCAATGGCACATATTTACCAAAACGTTCAACATCTTCATCATTTAAAAAACGTCCTCTGATGCCAATTAATCGCTCATTAATGTCTCGATGTGGAATAGTTATCTGATTAGTTAATCCGTAATACCCTATTTCAAATCTTGACATGGCTTCACGAGTTATATGTTCATCAAGCCATCCTTGGTAAGGCGCATACCAAAATATATCAAGTATGTTCTCATTAATCTCTGATAAATTAGGTACAGCCTTTGAATTTTTCTTTACAGATTTTAAACGATTAATCCACTCAAAATCCGTGATTGTTTTTTCTGGAGCAATTTGTTCAGGGTCTTTCTCATAAAGACGTCCTGTTATTGAAGCTATATAATATAATGCTCGATAATATGTAAGTGTTTTACCCTTTATTCTGTGAGCACGAATAACTAATTCAATAATTCCATATGAATCACCACATGTCCAACATTTAAAGCGATGAGAATCATTATAATATGTTAATTTATAGGGACTGTCTCCATCGTGACAAATAGAAGTTGAGAACAAAAGATTCCCCTGATTATCTCGTTTATATTCTGGTGAACCAAGGTCTGCACAGATTTTAATTATATCTTCATTTGTTAATGAATTTAATATTTTTTTCTGATCTAAATACATTTATATCACCAATCAAAATCTCTTTTTACTGTCTGTTCTTCTTCTATTTCACTTCGAATTGACTTCGAATCAACTTCTTTTATAATTTCAGGCTCTTCATCATGCACTTGTGATTCTAAAACCGAATGCTCTTGAATCTTAGCTTCAACCTGTTCAATCTGAGTGAAGTCTATATCAATTAAATTAAAATCGAAATCTGTTACAAATAGTGCTTTTTCTGTCATTGTGCCAAGATCAATATCACTCCATATAATCAATTTTGTTAATCGCCCTCGCCTAACTTTGTATACCCAATGTCCCATATTAGGCATTCGTAAACCAAAATGAGTTTGAATAATTGTGTTAAGTTTTTCACTCTCTCTAGCATTAGGTGGCATTGAAATAATACCAACATCCAGTTTATTCGCTAATGCTTTTGCCCCAGCAAGAAGATTCTGATCTTTGATAAGAGCATTTTGTGCTTCACCATTAAGTTGTGATGCAGTAGCAATATGAATATCTAATTGTTGTGCAAGGGTTTTTAATTCTGTCGAAAAAACTAACAGAAGTTGGTGTTCTTTTAAACCACCCATCCTAGTTTTACTGGACACTTCTGACATCAAACGCATACTATTCCATATATAATCAAAATATATATACTCAACACGATATTCCCTATTATATTTTTTAATTATATTTTTTATATCATCAATTGAAAAATCAGGAATATGGACAATATATATAGGTGAAGATTGAATATATTGAACAGCTTGTTTTACCCTGTCTAATTCCCCCTCTTTATATTCTCCATATAATATATGTTCTTCATTTACTTTAGAAACGGTTGCAATAACTATAGTTTGAATTTCATCTACAGTCATTTCTGTCGTAATATATAATGTAGGCTCAGATAAACCAGTGTATTTCCAATCTTTTGAATTACTATCATAATAATATGGTATTGAATCTTTTACTGCATCTCCTACAGCCATACGACTTTTTCCGAAACCCTGAGCCGAAGACCTCATATAAAGGCATCCTTTTCTTGCACCTCGTGTTACAGTAGTTAATCCATCATTGTTTAATGGCATACCTACGTCAGGAATCTTCATAAAGCTTTCAATCAAATTCATTGCATCGTCAGCCGCCTGAATTTCAGTGGTCAACATATTTGTACAATATTTAATCGTAGGACTAATAACTAAATCTGTCTCAACCATTCCTACAATATCCTGCTCAGTGTAATTGTCGAACTTCTCCATTTCTTTTGTAAGTTCTTCCACACCTACAGTCGGATCAAATATTGATTTTGTATTATAACCTTTCTTCTCATAATATCTAAGCAGAGAATACTTCCTGAGCCTATGATAATAATAATCATAATTATCAAGACTACTCATCTCTCGTGCGCTTGCAAGATAATTTAAACCATCATTAGTCTGAAAAATCTCATATTGCTCTTTATAAGAAGAGAGATATGAATCTATAGTAAATTCATTTATATCTTTAACACCTTGCATATACGAATTAAAAATAGCAACATATAATAATTCATATAATGCTTCGGTATCAAAATCTGTCCTATCTAACGGACGATCGATATCATCTATTAAAGTGGGGTCGAGCATCAAACATCCAATAGTATTCAGAATTGCTCTTTTATCTGTTAATATCTCATACATGAATTATCCCCCAATTGTTGTAATGTCTAACTGTTTAATTTTCTTTTGTTTAGGATCAATATAAACAGTCTTTTTCTTATACATTCCCTCGGTACTTATGTTTTTGTTCCTGTCACCCACGGATTTAACAGCTTTATAATGCGCTTGTGCTTCTGTATAATAATATGGGACAAGTCCTACAATATCCTCTCCAAACTCTTTTTCAAGAATATTGTGCATGTAAGTCAGTGTGGCATAAAGACCTTGAAATGTAAAGTTGTATTTTTTAATATAATTTTCTGTTAATGCATAAACTTTTGCAGGAAGCTCCGCAATTCCAGTAGTTTTGCGGATATAATCATAATACAAATTTTTCTGCACATACTCTTCATCAGATAGTGCATCTTTTAATTCTGCTTTTGGTTTTGAAGCGGGCTTATTTTTTTTCTCAGCTTCTTTTTTCTTAACCTTTTCTTCTTTGTCTACATGAATTGCTTTAGCGGCTGCACGGAAGCAAGCAGTATGCGCATAACGCTTCTTGTAAGGCACTGAATCATTATTGTCTTCAATAGTTAAACCACATAATACGCATACTCGCTTTCTTCCTTTAGCCATTTAATTATTACCTCTTTCAAATATGACAATCTACAATAGTTGCAACCCAATCAAATTCAGCTGTATCGATGAAGCGCTCTTTGAAGTGAAGATCCCATTCAAGTTCATCAGACGGATTTCCATTAGTACAACCCCACCAGCCCACTTTAGATGGCTCGTGCCAGATACCATCTGGAGTTACAACCGCATGATAACAAGGGAGTTCCCGAGTCTTAATGTATGTTTCTACATTTTTATAACGCTCTTTATAATATTCAGGATTATACAAGAAGCATTCATCCTTTTCTCCCTCAGCACCTTCAATATTCACGTTCCACCATTTAATTATATCTTCTCTTTCTTCTTTGTCAAGTGGTTGCACCCATTTAATATGACGTACAAAAGCACTATCAACATATTCCGCACCATGATACCCGTCAAGTGCTGTCGGAATAATAGGAAGTATACCACTAAAACGACCACCAACTTGCCACCAGTCCCATTTACTGTGAGGATTATACGTGCTGAGAAGATTATTATCGTCATCAGGCGTGCAACCAAACCAATCACATGCATCCTGAAAAATTTCGTCCTCAGATTTATCTTTATATAAACTTGGGCAATCTTTCCGCATCTTGTTGATAGCCTGAATGCGTGTATACTTGATATAAGGTTCTACTTCCAGATTCTCGTCATAAGGTGCAAGCAAATCTTCAATAGACTGGTCTTCTTCATGTAAAACTAATACTGCAAAATGACTCATTGTGTTTCTCCTTGTTTTTGTTTATGAATTCCAATTTCACAAATTTGTACAGCATCTTTCATTTGTACTTGTTGCCCGATATAGGGACAATCTTTACATTCAGGATGTGAAACACAAATTTTGCGCATCTCCTGAAATAAATCTTGCGGTGGGGGTTGACCATTAAACCCCCATTGCATATTATTTATATTAATACTCATACATCATACCTTTAATTTATGTTTGTTGCAATATTTTTTATTATTGGCACTGTAACAGAATTTCCTATTTGTTTATATAATTGACTATCTGAATTGACGAATTGCGCTTTATAAAACATTTCATCAGGAAACCCTTGTAAACGAAACGACTCTTTTGGAGTAATTTTCCGAACTACAACATAACAATTTTCTTTTTCATACCATACTGCATATCCTATGCAATTGTCTGTTATTTGAACATAAATATTGGGACGAATATTATCTTCCATATACATGTTATCGTCTAAATAAATTTCATATTTACTTTTTTGATCTAAAATTGATATAGGAACAGGAATTGCTACTTTTAATGGCTCTTTATAATCAGACGAATTCAATGTAGGACTAATACCATCAGCAGATAATACACGTTCTTTATCTTCTCCATAGTCTTTTTTCTTTCTTGTATTTCCAATGACTTTAATTCCTATCATCGGTTCTCTACCGCCACCCTCCATTTTATTTAATGTGGGCGCTATACCTTCAGGAGAATAGACTCTATATTGATTCAAATTTTGTCTTGTAAGTCTATTTCTTTGTCCTATTTGTATTACTTGAAAATTATTTTGTCCGTTTGTTCTTTGGTTAGAAAATATTTCTGTGATATTTGCTCCAGATCCTCTAAGACCTGCCACAAAGTAAACTCGCTCCCTGTTTTGTGGGACATATTCTGTACTGTTAAGCAATTTCCATGTAACATCATACCCGCATGAGTCCAATTCAATGAGTACTCTGGCAAATACCCCTCCTCGCTTAATTGACAAAATGTTTCTAACGTTTTCGAGGATAATCCATTTGGGTTTATTTTTTTGCTTTTCTTTGAGCAATCTAATGATTTCAAAAAATAAGTTGCTTTTGTTTCCATCAAATCCTTTCTGATTTCCTGCTATTGAAATTTCTTGACAGGGGAATCCCCCTACCCAAACATCACAATCAGGAATATCTTTACCTTTTACTGTTACGATATTATCCGAAAACCATTCGCCATTACGATATTCTTCTTTTAATATTTCTTTCTGCCGTTGACGTATCGGTAAAGTCGATAGAAATTGATACTGTTTTTCTGTTATACAATGCATAGAAGTATAAGAAGCAATTGCATATTTATCACATTCGCAAAAACCTAAACATTTATGTCCTGCTTGCTCCATTCCTAAACGAATACCACCAATTCCTGCAAATAAATCTATAAAAGTAAGTTGTTTATTTATCACTTAATTATTACCTGCTAAAAAGATCTCTCAAATGAATCAATTATATTCATTTGAGAGACTATAATTTAATTATTTATTGTTACCTTTTTAAATTCCCAATTCATCCGCACGTTCACGAAGATCATCAAGAATAATTACCATAGCCTGAATCTGAGACTTGGAACATTCTGAAACCTTACCACCACGACCAAGCGTCTGCTCAACAATTTCTGTAAGTTCTTCCATCTTACCTGCTGATGCAAATCTCTGACCAACTTCTTGAAGGGCATCCATTGTTTCATCATAATCGTATGTTTCGGTAGTATTCTGTTCTTTTTGTTCCTGATATGTTACAGCTTTGACGCCAGTTTTCTTCTCCATACCTTCAATTCCAATATTCACTGCCTCTTCAAATGCTTCAGCAGACCATACAGGCAGATATGTAGGAGTTGTATCAAATCTTGAACGAGCAAAATACCTGTCAGTTTCAGCGAGATATGCAGAAGAAGGAATTACTTTACCATCTTCGTCTACACCATTGCTTTCAACATAAATAACATAATCAACGAAATCGCGGACAGGGTCAACAGACCGCTTATCGCCCTTAGGATACATTTTTCCGTCCTTTTCCTGTGCATGTCCGATGAAAATTACAGTATAATCACAAGAAAGAAGCGTATTTACAGTCTTAAAAAACTCTTTTTCATATGCCTGATAAAGATTGATTTTTCCACCATCAATAGTATCTCCAAGCGTAAGAGCACCCTTACCAATAACTGTCTGAATATATTCTTGACAAAGCAGAGCCGCCGCATAAAGTTCGTCAATAATAATTGTATCATAAAGTTCACGAGCCTTATCTTTTGTAGCTTTTGATGTAAGCTGTTTTACAATCTTTTTCAAATCAGCCCATGCATTAACACGAATATAACTAACACCACTTGTTGCATTAAGGCCACTTTCAGTTGCAATTACAAAAGACTTTGGCATACGAACTGCCTGAGCGGTTTTTCCTGTTGAGTTCGATCCGAAAATAAGAGCAGATTTTCCTGCAAGCCCTTTTGCAATTACTGTTTTTTGTGGATTAAAAATATCTACTGTTACAGCCATAAACTATTTCTCCTTATTTATTATTGTTTGTCCCCAATAATATACATTATTAGGGACAAACGTGTATTATATAATTACATATCTATTGCCAATGTACGTCCATGTGCTTTTCCACTGGGCATGGCTTTTCTACCAACACTACTATTTGCACCGCCATTCTTAGCCTTATTCTTAGCTTCCTCAATCGCAATATTTCTTTCAGTAATTGCCGCATTAATTGCATCTCTGTCATAAGGGACATGATCTTTATCTGTCTCTTCATCTCCCTCATAAGGACTAGAACCACCAGTAACAATCAGTTCATTAACAAAACTTCTACGCACTTCCTTTTTAGGCTTACCAAAAGCGACAGGCTTCTCGATAATTTCTTCAATACTGTTATTAACAATATCACCATAAAATTCAACCGTCTGACCGGGTTCATATGTATTATCACAAGCATCAGCCAAATCTTCAGGAACAATCAGATCAACAGGCTCAATTCCATTGTATGTCGGCACCCAACCTGTAATCTTGAGTCTGCCTGTTTCGGTCATTTCACCGTCTTCATCTTTGCCCATTTCAGGAACCATGCTCTGAATGAACATTTCCACTTCAAAGGAAGCATCGGGTACTACGTTATCAACATTACGAATTCTATTAAAGAAGCTACCACGATAACCAATAATTTCATTACCATTCTGACCTCTATAAGGATTCAACTGACCATTAACACGAATATAATCTGCATTATCATCACCAACATCTGCCACAGATTGAAATTCATTCATTACAGTAACCAATCCTGCATAAACTGAATCATTTTCACCATTATTCTTTTTTGCTTTTCTATATACAGTAAAAGTTACAAAGTTCTTATCACTAGTCTTAACAGTTACAGTGCCCTCAATGTGTTTTTCGCCATTTTTGGGGTCTGTCTTAATCTCAAGCTTCTTATCTGTCAGAAGTCCCACTGCTGTTGCCTTTGTCTTTGCCTGTCTAAGATGTGTGTCTTTTGTTTCTGCCATAAATATTTTCTCCTTTGTTTAATTAATTGTTGTTTTCTGTTTTCATTTTATCAGCAAGCAGGATTGCATCAGCCATCATCTGAATCTTTTTCTGTCTGCGCTTCTCCGCACGCTTTTCTTTCTTACGTTTAATCTTATCTGCAATTCGCTTTTCTTCTTCTTCAATCTCTTTACGAGTTTGTTCAAGTTGTTCATTCCGCTTCATTACTTTAAGAGCGTTCTTAATTGTTTTATTAAACATTGAATTACCAGTCTGTTCATCGCTGCTCATAAGACGTTTGGTAATGCAAATTCCAATTCCAACTTCCAGATTGAATGTATCGTCTTTATCACAAACTGCTTTAGTCTGTGTGCCATCAATAAATGTTACGATTACGACCTTATTATTGATGGTTTTTACATCAATAATTTCTGGCACTTTATGAACTGTATGAAAAACTGGCTGACAAGTAAGCGATCTAATACAATCAGACCAATCAGCAATTACACTTCCTGTACTTGTATCCATAATATACATTCCTGAAATTCTCATAGGTGCTTCTTTACATGGCATAATATCATCTCCTTTAATAAAATAATCTTTCATCGTTGTTTATATCTTCTGTCCAATAAGTTTCATATTTAATTATATTAATTTGTTTACATTTTGGGCACATGCATAATTTTACGCTACATGAACCGCTATCGTTCCACCATGTTTTTACCCCCTTACCTTGTAATGAATAGGAATGATTACAGTGTGTGCACCGAATCAATTCCATATTATCTACTTCCTTTCTATAGAGTACATTAATAGAAGAACTGGTCATCTCTCAATGTCTGTCTATATTCTATACATTTAATTTTCATTTGTCAAGACTTTTTATATTAAAGCCATGCATTTCCAAGTTCTATTTCATTATCAGTGCAAAAGAACACCCCATCAATATTACCAAAAATTTCTTTTGCCAAATCTTGATACAGTGTTGAACAAATACCATGATAATCGCCAATATCATCTGTAAAATATTGGACAACTTTTTTCTTAAAAATAACAAAAACCATTTTATTAGTCATAATTCCATCTACGACTTTTACGCCTACCACTGCTTTATTATTAAAACAAATACGACCAATATCATTTAAGTTTGTAGAATTTCCCGCTTTTACACTATCAAAACATGTTTTATTTGCAGGAACGATTGTAATATATAATGTTACATTTCCAAAAACCTGTTTATTAGGGAGTAAATTTTCTAATGCAACTGCTTTTTCAGCATTATTAACATATAATTTAATCTCTTGTTCGATATCATCATATGTGATTTTTACTTCTGAATCTTCTTTAAAAAACGCTGATAGTTTTCTGTAATACATCACCCAAGGTGGGGATAAATTAAGTCTTGCCATAATTTTAGTCTCCTTTTTTATCAAAATATTTTATGCGTACAGTTTCTATAATCTCAAGTCTTGATCGTTCATAACCAAGACTATATACTATCCGTTGTTGAATTTCTTGTGCATCAATTTGTGCCGCTTCTTTAGTAAGATATCTACCAAAATAACGAGTTTCATCGGGGAGAGTATATTTGTTGTTTTTCCATAATTCGATTTTAATTTGATACATTTTTTGACTATCCTCCTTTTAACTCCTCTGACAGGATTTGAACCTGCGAGACCAGACGCAATAAGGGGCTTCTAATCCTTTCTTACGCAATCCGTATGTATACCACTCATCACAGAGGATGCTCTCAATCACACAATTTTCAGCAACTTTATTATTATTTGTGCTTATGAGAATTCTATCCAGTTGCGAGATAGAATTAATGGACTCTCAGGGACTCGAACCCTGAACCGCACGGTTATGAGCCGTATGCGCTAACCAATTGCGCCAAAAGTCCAAATAATATGATTGGCTGTTCGGCTCATGAGAACTCCCAAATTTTCACATTTAATACACGCCACTGCCTGTGTAACCAATCATATCTTTTTTAATTGCCTACTAACGCAAGACCTCTCGCCAATTCATCCTTTTTTACCCTATTAGCGGAATTGGTAACTGTATATAGCACAGCCCCAACGGGAATCGAACCCATATTTTGACCTTGAAAGAGTCACGTCCTAGACCTTTTAGACGATGGAGCCTTAATTTTATTTATTATACCAACAGACATAAGGATATTTTTTAATATCGTCCCATGTTAGTGATCTATCCCAAACACTTATATCTGTTTCTTTTTCACCATCATGAAAACGACCATATCCGTCAAATGAATTGTAAAAACCATTAGCAACTTCCTGACAAAATTCTTTTGTAGTCATTACTTCTCCGTATTTACATTTTGCTCTAACTTCTTCAATTGTTTTCATTATTTAATCTCCTTTAATTTTATTTTGTTTGTATATATCTTAACAGAATTTTTTCAGGTAATGTTCCACATAGAATAATATCATTTATTTGCGCACCAATAATCCATATCCCTGCAAGCCATAATATTATTACTGCTATACACGCAAATCCCATA